TTATTCCCCCTCTTTTAGCTTCTCCCTTCGCTCTTTAATGAGCGCCTCCAGCTCCTGAAGGTTTTCTTCCTGGGCATGGTTTCGGATATAAGACCTTGCCGTTCTTAAGTAGCCCTGAACGGTGGCTTTCTTCCGGTTCCTTTGCTCCCATGTCCGGCTGGCCCTCTTCTGGGCTTCGCTTGTTTTATCCGCCATTACTTCCTCCTGTTCTTCATTTGACTGATGAGGTTCCCTACAGCAAATACCGCAAATAATAAGCTCGCTATCAGTTTAACCATGGTCTTTTCGTGGTATACTAATAACACTCCCCCGAAGGGGAGGGGGCTTATTTGCCCCCGTTGTTTTTGATGGCGATTATCATCGATATGAAGCTTGCTATGGCTCCGATGATAGTCGCTATCATTGTTATTAGGTCTACCATTTACTTTCCTCCTTTCTTTTTTATTTGAGGTTTCTCTCAACTTCTGAATATATTATAACGCCACCGTTATATATTGTCAACACTTTTTTCGGTTTTTACATAAAAAAAAGCCGTGCCTCTCCAATAATTAGAGGCACGGCTCGCGCGATTCACTCACGATTAAAGCTAGGTAAATACAGGCTTTCCCCCTATTTTCGCACGATTGTCGCACGATTCTTCCTATCGTCCGAAGGGATCGTGATGTGGCGTTTTTGGTGCTGTACACTGGAGCTCATAAACATGGCCCCAAGGAAGGTCGTGACCGCTGTGAGAATCGTAACCACCAGGGCAGTCGGTCCCCAGGATAGGCTCTCCCCTACTGTCTGAACAAGGGTAGCGGTAGCGGGTAGGACCAGAGTGATGATCCACTTCTAAAGATCATAGGTGTCATTAGATAATTTCATAGTATTTTCTCCTTTACTCTTTTTCCTTCTTCCAGATATAGGCTTCAATTTCCTTGATATTTGATGTGATCGTGTGATTAATCCCCTGTCGCTCAAGTGACCGCAAGACGGCTAGAAGAGCCTTCAGGATCATCCGCATATCCGTGTCCTGCCGGTCATCGTGGGCCTGCTCCTATTTAATCATCTTGGCGTGGTCTTGAAGGGTTTTGTCGTGACAAGTGAGAACGTCTAAGTCCTGGGCGAATTTCTGGTCTTTCCAGTCTACCTTTCCCAGGATCTCCCTGATCGAGAGGATTTCCCCCTTATGCACCACGATCTCTTCCAGGTTTTTGGTCTTGATGTACTTCTTACCGACCGCCTTCTAGGCCTCAGTAAATTCCCTGTATATTTTATTAAAAGAGCCCAGGATAGTCCTAATGACGCTGATTATCCCAAGGACAAAAAGAAGGCTTCGCTTTTCCCGCTCAGGGCATCCTTGGCGTTTTGTAGTTCGTCTTGCAGTTTCTTCATCCCGGATTTTAACTGGTCATAGTCCTTATACTTCTCTTCCAGAGTCTCCTTCTGCCTTTTCAGGCGTTCGGATATAGCCTTGTCAAAGGCTTCCTGGGTTTCGATGGGCTGGAACGCATTGTCTGTCATTGTGATTTCCTTTCTCCCGCTTACCCGGCGGTATCGGTAAATTTTTGTATTAAAAAGACGACCCCACGAAGGGATCGTCTTAATACCAAACTCGTTGTTTTTTCTTGGTTTTTTTATTCTGCTGGCCCCAGTAGGCCAGGACCACACTCTCAAGCATTGCCGCTTCCAGATCGTCAAAAAGTGATTTGAAACCGAAGCCCCCGCCAGACCCAATGGGACGCTTGTCGCAGTTTGAAGCGATCGCCCGAAGACTTGGCTGGCCGGCATGGCATATCTTTTTCTTATAGATCCCCTCCATGAAAAGGGATCCCGACTCAATGACATCGGAAACCCTTGGAAGGACCGGGCGGATGAGCTTTCTTGTCTTCATGGCTTTCTTTAGCAAGGCCTGGCCACTTTGACCGTCGATCGTCACGCTTTCAACGTCGGCCTTTTCAATGAAGTCTAAAATCCAGCGGTTACCTTTCCGGACATTTTCGCATCCGATCGACTCAACGAAGACGTGGCCACTTAAGGTCTCAACGGCGACGCTCATGGCGACTTTCCCGCCATCCGGGGCATACTTGATGCCCACATGAAGCTTTCCCGTAAGCGTTGGGGTAGCCTTTACTTGAAGACCGTCCCACTCCTCTTCACTGATAAAGGACTTCTGATTGTACTTTACCCAGAGCCCCAAACGCTGGATATTAAAATCCAAAACGTCCTGGCCGATTTCCGACCGGACCGCGCGCTCGCTCAAGATGGTCCCAAGAGAGGGATTCGTCTCGTACCAGAGGTCGACATCATAAGGGTCGGACTCTTCCTCCACGGACCATTCTGCCCAGCCCCCGTCAAAGGTGTCTCCGGCTAGGGTGCTTTTTCTAAAGTCGGTAAAGACTGTACCCCCGGAGACCATGGTGGGTGGTGTTCCACAGAAGATGGTTTGGGGGTTCTGGCTGTCGGTTACGACGTATTTGAGGGCCGTCTCCTGGTCGATCGTGTACTCCTGGGCCTCGTCGATAATAAGAAGGTCAAAGCCCTCACCAAGTCCGCCGGTGGTGGTCCTGGTCCGGAAGTCTACCCGGCCCCCGCTATTCAGGAATTCCACTTTCTCCCGGCCCGTAGCCCTGAGGATGATATAGTCTTCATCTTTTTTGTAGCCCGCCTCTTCTAAAACGCGGACCAAGCGCTCCCAGGAGGCGTGAGAAGTCGATGTTCGGTGGGCGGTGTGCATGATGTTTTCTCCCTGGTGAAGTCCCCAGAGTTCCCGCATGACGACAATTTCGTTCTTCCCGTTACGCCTTGGGACGGCATAGCCGAACTTCGAATGGGTCCATAGTCCGTCAGGGCGTACCGCCATTATATCGTCCAGGAGGCGCCTCTGCCACTCCAGGGCCTTTCTTTTGGACTTGTCATAGATCGCTACAGCCTCCGCACCTTTCGAAGCGCTGTGGTCGATAATAACGGCTCTGGTGGGGTCTTGGTTCCCCTTTTTATCCATTCATATCAAACCCTCTTCCCTTCTGGCAAGAACCCTATCTCTTTTCAAACGATTCCTCAATTTCATAAAGACATGATGGCCCTCGCCTCTTTCACAGCGTTAATGACTTTTCTCATCTTGGAATTATCCCTAAGATAAACCACCCCATCCCCAGTAATCTTTAGTTGAGATAGATCATAACTTATCACTTCTCCGCCCCAAGCCTTGACAAGCCTTAGATTTTTGATGAACTTCTTATCCTCCAAGTCCTCTAAAATAGATAGAAAGTATTCTTCTTTGATTGGAAAATCATTCGTTAGGGGATAGAGATAGGTATCATCAATATATCCATCTTTAAGATTGTGATACAGATAGGTCAATATTTTAAATACAATAACGTCATAGTCATCTCTTGCCATTAGGACCTCCTTTTCAGGCAATAAAAAACCAACTCATTGAGTTGGTTGGTAGATATATATTCATAAAAAAAAGCACATTCTAATTTTCATTAGTTTGTACTTAATTTGTAATTTCTATTGACTTGATTTCTGATTCGTTAAATCCGACAAATCTGTGTTCCTTTGTTTTTATTGTAATTTCATCATGATTCTCATCCTCTGTATCCAGTTTCCCTGTGAACGAATTACAATACCCTCTAAGCACTTGCCCATCAATAAAAATCACTTTTACGTTTTTACCTAAATATTTTTCTAAATCCATTACACATCCCCCTTTTTAGGAATAATATGAGTTCTATCCTTCGAATGATGAATCTTAATAGCTGTAGCTATTGATTCATCAGATGCGTTAATTCCAACCGGGTATCCCAAATCAACAATCTCTTTATTTGTCCGTCTTCCGTATCTATCTCTTTCTAAGATACCCGTTCCAGCATATTTATCAAATAAAAGTTGAGCATCAACGTCCTTAAATAAATAACTTTTTCCATCTTCTTTGGTTAGCTCATTGTGAGTAGCTTGATTTTCTGGATTAATAACTTTCCCCCACTTTCCTGTATTAATTTTTTCTTTAATATACGCTTTATCCAGCAATCTTTCATATTTTTCAGGCTTATTATACTTCAATTCCTGAAACAGGTTTAATGATATGGGTGCCTCTTTTTCTCCCAAAGTCTCAATTATCTTGAAATACTGCTTCCTGTCTTCTTTGCGATTCAGGTAGGAAAGGTCCTTTTGTCGTTCCGCCTTCAGCACCCGCTCATCCCGTGCATCATACTCTCTTTTTGTCCAAACATTCTGCCTCTTCCCCTTAGTAGGTATATACTCGACAACACACCTACAATAGGGATGACGTGAATAGAAGTTTTTTGGAACCTCATCGGGATACTGAAACTCCCCAGCAAGTGGATGACAGTAGGAGCAAGCTTTCCCGTGCTCTTTTCTGACAATTTTAGGGTGAAGACCCAGGTCATAATGGAGTTTTGTGTTTGCCTTCACGAAGTCATCGACTACCGCCATACTGAAATACGTGACGGGTTCATCCAGCATCCACTTGACTTTATCGTAGTCCTCCTCTTCGGCGATACGCTCCACCAAGTTGTCGATCCGGCTCTGATTGATTTCTGGAACTGCTGGCTTTACGCTAATCCCCGCCTTTTCGTTAAGCACTCTTTGTGTATCTTTGGTGTAAGAGGAGATCAAGTCATAGTTTTTTCCCAAGGCGTTGTTCAGGAGGCGGTCAGCGATATTGTAGTACATTCTACCGTCCGGGAGATTATCTTTTCCGATCTCTTCCTGAAAGGTTTTGGCTAAAAGGTCACCTACTTTCTCGGCAAAGGTACTGGCGTTTTTATAGGTCGCCTCGCCCTTATTGATCACATCAAGCTCCCCTTTGATCTTCGGGCTTGACTGGTACTTTTTGGTGAAAGCCTTCTGCACCTTTTCGATGAGCTCAGGGGCGATGTCTTTAGCCATTGCGACTCTCCATCCCTAACATATCCCGGGCATCCTCTTCATCAACAATCCCTGGAATAGCCTGGTTTAGCTTGATAAATCCGTCCCCGATATAGGACATGGTGGAAGCGTCGGGCTCGAAGACCGGGTACCACTTCACCTTCGTTTCATAAATCCGGTTACGGAGATAAGGATATTTATCCCGAAGGCAAGCCGCCACATAGCCGACATTGATAATCCCACTTGAGAAGCACCGTTGGGCCTTTCTCGCGGAAAGCCGGAGGGTCTCATGGCTCGCCTTGATTGCCTCTGAGCTTGAGGGATTGTCCGAAATAAAGCCAAGGTCGTCCAGGGTTAAGCCGGTCTCTCCGGCAAAGACGGAAGCCGCCATCCGGAACTGCTCCACGAAGGGGGACATGGAAGCGGACGTAAATTGGCCAAGTTTCGGAGTGTCGCCGTTTTCGTTGGTATCAATCCGAAGCATCGAGGCGATGGTGGCTTTCCACTCATCCCATTGCTCGGCATCGCTATCCATCCCTAAAATATATTTTTGAGGGAAAGAGTAAAATTCTGCTGTCACGTCCGCCCGCTCCAAGGTACGCTTGGCAAGCTTCTGACAGTACATGGCCGCCCTTGTAATCCTTGAGCGTCCAAAAGGCCGCACGGCATCCGGGCGGTGGATAATGGGAACCAGAAGGGGGTGGCCCGCGGTATGTTTGTATACGCTTTTGACCTTTTCCTTCTCGTAGATGATGGTCTGATCCGGGAGGAAGTAAGCCTCCACTAAAGGCCGCTCGAAGTTGTCACGCTTGAGGACCGCATAGCCTTCCTTGAGAAGTCCCGTGATGGGATCGATGACTCCGGTGGCGTTGGATGCCTCAATGACCTGAAGCCTTGGAAAGGCCTCATCCCCCTCTGAGATGTAGACAAAGGCACAGGAGGCAATGAGGGCCGAAAGAATGGCAGAGTCAAAGAAAATGTCCGGGTTATTCATCTGGAAGATCTCAGAAAAGCCAAAATTATCGTTTTGAAACCCCTTGAAGACAATCCGGTCCGCCATGGCATCCACGGCAGTGGCACACCACCCCAGCGTGGATCGGTAGAGGCCCCTGAGCTTCTCCGGGATGACAATCCCCGCCTGGCGGTCCTGATACTTCATGTCATACTGCTTATAGCGCAGATCGACCCGCCTCTGGTAGTGAGCGAGGGAGCTTCGCAAAAAATTGATGCCTTTTGTCTCCATGGAAATCTCCTTCATGATAAAAAATGTACAATAGACGGCGGGGAAGGTCGGGAGAGGCCAGGGGAGGTGGGTATCCCCCCCCTATCTCTTAACGTCCCTTGCCTTGTACCTAATCCAGTCGATGGATAGTGGCAGTGATGTGTCTGTGGCCTCCCTTGTTGACCGGAATGATGTGGTCGATACAAGCGGACATCGGATCCGGATACTTCAAAGACTTATCCACAGGCCGTCCGCATATCCCGCAAACACTTTGCGTCTTAAGAATTTTTTGTTTGTTACTTTCAAACACGGTCCGGTGTGGCCCGGACTTGTCTGGCCTGAATACCATGGGAGTCATCTCCTTCCCCCGTCTCTCCACTGAGGAAGAGTGGCTCATCCCTTCCCCGGCAGTTATGAAAGCGGGGTCCTAAGGTGGCGGAAGCCCTTGTCGACTTCCACACGTTTTGCCTGGAAAAAGGAGGGGCGGAAAAGGAGGTGCCCGGCCTGAAAGAAACCGGGCTTTTTTAATGGCCCCTTAAAGCCTTTTATCCCAAGCAAAAAGGAGGCCCCGGATTTCTCCGGTCCTCCTCACCTACACTATACCATGGTTTGAGTGTGCATTTTGTGCAAACTCACTATTTCACTAAAAATAATAGTATTTTCTGTAGAAAAAGCTTGACAGTATATAGCGTATACTCTATAATATAATTAGAAAGGAGGTGATGAGAATGGTTGCAGAAATAACAATGATCGCTACAATCATCAGCACCGTAGCAAGTGTTATCACGATGATTGTAACGATCAAAATGCACAAGAACCAAAAGGGAGGGCATTAGCCCTCCTCCCCTTCGGGGGAGTCCCTGTCTACTGTCACTATACCACAAAGGAGGAAGCAATGGATAAACTTCAGCTTGTTTTAAGTCTCGTACAATGCATAGCATCCCTGGCCACTTTAGCTGTTGTTCTCGGATTAAGAAAGGACCGTAAGCAATGACGAAAGTATCAGAAGCCCAGAAGAAAGCCATAAAGGCCTATCGGGAGAGGAACAAGGAAAAGACGAGAGTGGATAATTACCGGAGAACTGCTCGGCTTTTTATCCGCTCACACGCTACGATGGAGGACCTGGAAGAATTGAAGACTCTCATTTCAGAGAGGGAAAAAGAGATCAGCGGTGAATAGACTGTCTCTGCAAGGCCCGGCTGATCATTCACCGGGTCTTTCTCTTTCTATCTCGTTTAGGACTTTTCTGTAGCAGGTTGTCCGGTGCATATGAACGACATCACCGACTTCTTCCCATGTCAGTCCGTCAATATACTTTATCCGGATAATTGTTCTAGTCTCCGGATCCTTGACCCCTTCCAGAAATGCTTCTATCTCAAGAATTATTTTCTGCCCCTCAGCAACCTTATCCCAATACTTCTGGTAGAGCTTCTTCCTCCGAATAATGATAGGATCGAGCCCCTCTGTACTTGATATGTGGGAAGGATTATCAGAAAGCCTCGGGCGGGGGAGTGCGAATGAAAACCGGGGATATTATAAAGCTATTTAGAGAGCATGAGGGGATGTGTCAGACAAGATTGGTGGAAATCCTAAATCTTTCACGGAGTGCCGTTTCAATGTACGAATCAAATAACAGAGTTCCCAGTACATACGTACTCCAAGATTTATCGGATATCTTTAATGTTGACATCGATTATTTGCTTGGTAAAACAACTAAGACTGCAGTTCTTCCGGAACGAATTGGATATGAAAATAAGCAAATTCTATTCAAAGATGAGAACTTTACCTTAATCTCCCCCACCCGAGTGATGAAGCCCAATGCGGAGGGCTTCCTGTCCTCCTCCTTATACATTATGACCGATGAGCGTGAAGCCGGCGAAGAACGCCCCTCCCGTGAGGAGATCCTGATCTGGCTCAGAGACCACGTCCGGATGGCGGCCTTTGATGGGCAAAATTACGAGGACCGGGATGATGAAAGCCTCTATAGGCTCTATAAGGAGCTGAAAGCGGAAGCAGAAAGAGATTAGGGAGGCTAGCAATGAATGACAAGATTGTTTTATATCAAGACGATGATCGAAACGTCGTTGTTGATGTCATGTTCTAGGATGAAACGTTCTGGCTGACACAAAAGATGATGGCACAACTTTTTGATGTGACAAAACAATCCATCAGTTACCATCTGAATAATAATTTTATAGAGAATGTGTTGGATCAAGATTCAGTTGTCAAAGAAATTTTGACAACTGCCTCCGATGGAAAGAAATACCCAACGTCGTTCTACAATCTAGATGCCATCATCGCTGTAGGCCACCGGGTAAACTCCAAGCAGGCAACGCGCTTCCGCCAACGGGGATAGTTTGTATAGCTAATAAACTCGGCACCATATCTAGTACTTGAACCACTTCCAATGGATTGAAATTACATACCTAAGCTAAACAAAGCGTTTAGCGTTATATTATTTCAATCCTTGGAAGTAAGTCTCCCACGATACGGGAACGGCTGAAACTAAGGATTTATTTTTTCTGGAGGAATTATAAAAACAAAATTCCTTTCTTTTTCTCTTGACTTTATACGTATATGTGTATATGCTGAAATCAGGAGGTGGGAAATGAAAGACCATGAACTGCTAAAACTACTCATAAAAAATGGATGGACCGTTCAGCGAACTAGAGGAAGCCACTACCACCTGAAGAAAGATGGAAAGAGAGAAACTATCGCAGTTCACCACAAGGAAATGAATCCACATCTAGTAAAACGAATCATAGAAAAGCACGGCCTGAAATAGGGCCGTGTGGCTCGATGAACTGATATAAAAGGAGAAGAAGTATGAGATTTAATTATCCGTTGATCATTCATAATGAGGATGGTTACTGGGGGGAATTTCCTGACCTGGAGGGTTGTAATGCACAGGGGGAAACGATTAACGATATTGTGGATGATGCGCAGAAGGCATTGGAACTACATCTACTATCCATGTTAATGGATGAAGAAGTCCCCAATCCCCCTTCTAATCCAACAAAACTTTCAGTGGATAAAAATAGCTTTGTTGCCTTAATTGGTACGGAAGTGAACCCTTCTCAAGAATCAAAGTCCACGAGAAAGAACGTTACTCTCCCAGTTTGGATGAACCGTCTTGCCGAAGAAAAGAACATCAACTTCTCCCAAACCCTACAGGAAGCTCTCATTGAAAAACTAGGCTTGTAAATAAGCTGAAACGCTGAAAAATGTTGAAATTTTGATTTTTTCCGATGTCAGAAAAATAGGACAAAAAAATCCCCTCCGGATGGCCGTCCGAAGGGGATAATTCCAAGGCTGTGGTACACGCCCCACTACCTTTTTATTATACCATAGTCCTCCCTATAGCGGATAGAAAGAGGTCGTGTATGGATCTAAATCAAATTAAATTATTTGAAGGTAAAGGTGTCCGGTCTATATGGGATCGAGACAAAGAAGAATGGTTTTTTAGCGTTGTCGATGTCATAGGGGTATTGACCGAAAGTAATAATCCTCGAGATTATTGGTATAGAGTAAAAAAAAGAATGACAGAGGAAGAGAAAAGTGAGTTGTCGACAATTTGTCGACAACTGAAACTGGAATCTTCCGATGGGAAAAAATACAATACCGATGTTGCCGATATGCAGGGCATTTTTCGTATTATCCAATCTATCCCATCCCCAAAAGCTGAACCATTTAAGGTGTGGTTGGCTAAGGTTGGTAAGGAAAGAATTGACGAGACGATAGATCCGGAACTCGCCATTGAAAGAGCCAGAAGCACCTATCGCAAGAAAGGTTATGACGAAAAATGGATTCAGCAGCGTATGATGACCATACGTGCTAGAAATGAGTTAACGGATGAATGGAAGGCTCATGGAGTAAAACAGGGTTGGGAGTATGCCAGCCTCACTGATGCTTTAACGTTAGAATGGGCCGGCATGACCACTAGAGATTATAAAGATCTTAAGAACCTGAAAAAAGAGAATCTGAGAGATAACATGTCCACCCTAGAATTGGCCCTAAACATGGTAGCGGAAGCGACAACCACCGAACTCACCCGAGCAAAGAACCCACAGGGCTATGAAGAGAATAAAAAAGTTGCGAAAGAGGGTGGACGGATAGCCGGGAATACACGCAAGGAAATTGAGGCTAAAACAGGCCGACCAGTAGTAACCAGCAAAAATGCAAAAGATTTTCAGCTTGAGTCTCCTAGAAGCCTTGAGATCGAAGGGGATGAATAACAATAAAAAAATCCCCTCCGAATGGCCGTCCGGAAGGGATCATGCTGAGGCTATGATATGCCATCAACTACACAATTAGTATATCATAGCCTCCTTATTTAAGGAGGTTTTTTATGCCCAAAAATCCCATACGGAAGAAACCTGACGGCCGATATCGCTACCGGATAACGGTTAAATCAGGAAAAATGGTAGAGATCGCTAGCCGAGCAGGAGAGTTACGCAAGGATTTTTCTATCCGCTGTGATGATTTAGACAAGAAAGTGGAGGGGGAAAGCTTTGATAAAGACTTTGACGGCCTCTTTTATCTATGGCTTACCTCCTATGTGGAGGTGTCCTGTTCAAAATCCTACTATATCGTCATGGAGGGTGTATATAAAAAGCACGTGAAGCCCTGGATCGGAAGAAGAAGGCTTGAAGAAGTCAAGAAAAAAAGATGTCTATCAAATGATGGCCCGGGCCGATAAAGCAGGACTATCCTCTTCTGTGATCAAGAAAATCCGGATGTGTGTCTCTGCCCCATATGCTTGGGCGGAGAGGTCACTTGGGCTTGCAGTGGTATCACCTACCCTGGGCCTGGTTTACAAGGTCAAAGAGAAAAAGACCACAAAAAGGGATAGGGTGATCAAGGATGAGGACCTGGCCCGCTTTTTGGAGGCATCCGACCGGACAAAGTATAGAGTCTATTTCAGGCTTTTAGCGACTACTGGTCTCAGACCTTCCGAGGGGCTGGGGATTCAGGCCAAGGACCTGGAAGGGGGAACTCTCCATATCCGCCGGGCAATCACAAGGCAGGAGTTTTCAGACCTAAAGCCAAGTACCGCAAGACGAGATATCCCGCTTACACCAGAGATGGCTAGTCTGCTTTATGAGCAAAGAAGAATGACTCTTTTTCAGACCAAAAAAGGCTTGCTCTTTCCTTCCGGCGGTGGAGCCCCATACATGAAGTCTGTGGAGTCGTGCTTTAAGAGATGCCTAAAGGCTACTACGGTCTATAAAAGGGGCGGGCATAATCACCTGAAAAAACTTTCCGTCATCACTCCCCCGGTCCGCTTTTCCCTTTACGACTTCCGGCACACCTTCGCCACCAAGATGGCAGAAAAAGGTATGGGGGCCAAAATCCTCCAGTATCTCATGGGCCACGCCGACATAGCGACAACTCTGTCTTATTACGTGGGTATTACTCCTACCATGAAAGAAGAGGCGGCACTAATGATGGCCGAAATAATTTAGAAAAAGATTGGCCCCAAAAAGATTTTTCAGGCCAGTCATAAAAAATAAAAACGGCCTGAAATCATTGATTTCAAGCCGTTTCTGCTTTATCGGAGTGAAAGGATTCGAACCTTCGGCCTCCTGCTCCCGAAGCAGGCGCGCTACCGAGCTGCGCTACACCCCGAAAAGTCACCGGATAGAATTAGTGACTTTAAAATTATACCACAGGAATGGCCTTCCATCAAAATTTAGCCCTTATACTTTCGCTCTTTCGGGATCCAGGTCCGCTCGGAGATGATGTAGCGAGGACGGTGCTTGGACTCCAGATAGATCTTTCCAATGTAGGTCCCGATGACCCCCAGGGAAAAGAGTTGGATGCCGGCCAGGAAAGAGAGGATGCAGATGACGGAAGCCCAGCCGGATACGGTGGAACCGGAAAGGCCCTTGAAAAAGGCCCAGAGGCAGGCCAGGAAGCCGAAAAAGGACATGATAAAACCCAGGATGGTGATCCAGCGGATGGGCTGGACAGAAAGGGAGGTGATCCCGTTGAAGGCCAGGCCCAACATCTTGGACAGAGGGTAGTGGGACTCCCCAGCCATCCGCTCCTCCCGCTTGTAGAAGACCTTGTCAGAGGGAAAGCCCACCAGGGGGATCATCCCCCGGAGAAAAAGATTGACTTCCTTGAAGTCGGCAAACTCCTGGAGGACCCGGTCGGAGATGAGCCGGTAGTCCGCGTGGTTGTATACCGCCTCCACCCCCATGGAAGCCAGGAGCTTATAAAAGGATTCAGCGGAGAAGCGCTTGAAGAAGGAGTCGCTGGCTCGGTCCGACCGGACGCCATAGACCACCTCCACACCGGCCAGGTACTTGTCCACCATGGCATCCATAGCCGTGATGTCGTCCTGGCCATCGCAGTCAATGGAGATGGTGATGTCCACCTTGCCCTTGGCCTCCATGAGGCCGGCCAGGACGGCGTTTTGGTGGCCTCGGTTGCGAGACTGGCTCATGCCGATGAATACCTCATCCTCTTCGGCCAGTTCCTTGATGATTTCCCAGGTCCTGTCCTTGGACCCGTCATTCACAAAAAGGATCCGGGATCGGGATGAGATTTTTCCGGCCTCCACCATAGACCGAACCTGGTCTCGAAAGAGCGGAGCCGTCAGAGGGAGGACCTCTTCCTCGTTGTAGCAGGGGATGACCACCCAAAGGATGGGCCGTCCCTCCCCTTGGCCCTCCGGAATCCGGGGGGTCCGGTCTTGGTCAATGGGGTCCAT